AGTCTCTTCGTCAAGCACGTAGCTCACGTTGATGGTGTTACAGTTAACTCTACTGCAGGTGACTCCCCAGCTATTGGTACATTTGTACAGCCAGCAGGCACAGTAATCACAGACATTAAAATCTTTTGTGTTACGGCTCCTGTTATTGGAACTGGTGACATTGGTTACGAAGTGGGTACATCTTCTTCAGGCGCACAGATTGTTGCAGCTATTACAGATGAAATCCTTGATGGCGGTACAACCGTTGTTGTAGGAAGCGTAACAACTACTACTTTGGTTGCCGCTACTCAAAATGCTTCAACAGCACCTGTCTCTGTACAGTATGCAGCAGCAGCACGTAACATCTTCTGTAACGTTACTAACTCAGTTAACTCTACAACTGATGGTTCCTTTACCTTTGTTATTGAATACGTACAGGTAGCATAATGGTTGATCAAGCTGCATTGGTAGGAGAAAACTTAGGGTGGTCTGTAGAAACTGCAGTTACCCTAGGTAACACAGCTACTACACACGTAGTTTGCACTGACGCTAAGATGGTGCTTATTGAAACAAGTCATGATTTAGACATTGGTTTTGCAACAGCGGAGGCTGACGTTACTGATAATGATATTATGCTTCCAGCTGGTGTGCATACACTTGTAGTACCTAAAGCTATAGGCAACGCTACTATTTTAAACTATAGACGTGGTAGTGGTTCAAGTACATTAGTACGTGTAGTCTTATCGTAAATATAGCTTAGTAAAGGAAACTGTAATGGCTAAAGAAACACTACGAAAATATTTAAATAGAATGTTAAAAAGTAAAGGTACTACTGCATCTGAAGAAATGAAGAAAGCTTCTAAGTATACCTCTATCTCTGCTGCTAAGAAAGCAGGCTCTCTTTACTATACAGATAAAAATGGTAAGGTTATGGCTGCTGTATTTGGAAGTGATTTGAAAGAAAGAATTAAAGGTGTTAAACCACCTTCTCCAATTACAGTGACTTTCTTAGATGGGCCAAAAGGTGGACGTGGAGATGGAATTAAAGAAACTGTTAAAAGATATACAGATCCAGATTCTCCAGCGTCTATGTTTGAAAAAGATGGTAAAACAATAAAACCTGGTCCTGGCCCTTATAGGGAGTCTGCTCGTAAAAAATTAGGTCAAGCAGGAATGAAAAAAGGTGGTGTTGTTAAGAAAAATAAACCTAGTGGTTATGCCAAAGGTGGTATGCCTATGGTTATGAAGGACGGAAAGAAGATACCAGCATACGCTGCTGATGGTATTGGCAAAATGAATAAAGGTGGTATGGCCAAAAAGAAACCAGCAGCAAAAATGATGGCTGGTGGTATGGCTAAAAAGAAGCCTGCAGCTAAGATGATGGGTGGCGGCATGGCTAAGAAGTCTAGCGGTTACATGTATGGCGGTATGGCTAAGAAGCCTGCAGCTAAAAAGAAATAAATTAAACATAACAAGGTAGGAGCCAGCCGTGGCAATAAGTAAAAAATCTACAGTTAATGCGGCTGGTAACTATACTAAGCCTACTATGCGAAAGAAACTAGTAAGTACTGTTAAGGCTGGCACTAAAGGTGGTAAGTCGGGTCAGTGGTCTGCTAGAAAAGCTCAATTAGTAGCTAGTAAGTACAAAGCCAAAGGTGGAGGATATACATCATGAAAGGCGTAAAGCACTACAAGAAAGATGGTACTGAACACAAAGGCGGTACTCACAAAATGCCTGATGGTTCTTTGCACACTGGAAAAGCTCACAGCAAAACAAGTGTAAAGTTATTCCACTATAAAGATTTAAGCAAAACAGCAAAGGCTAAAGCAGATGGCACTAGCAAAAAGTCAAAAAAGTCTTAAGTCTTGGACAAAACAAAAGTGGACTACTAAAAGCGGTAAGCCTTCAACACAAGGGCCTAAAGCTACAGGAGAACGCTATCTTCCTAAGAAAGCTATCAAGTCTCTTACTTCTGCTGAGTATGCTGCTACGACTAAAGCAAAACGTAAGGGTACTGCTGCAGGTAAACAAACCGTAGCTCAACCTAAAAAGATTGCAGCTAAGGTAAAACCATATAGGAAAAAAACATAATGAGATATTTTAAACGTATTTTATGTGCAATACTAAATAGGGACTGTCCCTGCAAAAAATGTGAATGTAAATAGGAAGATAAAACAATGGCTAAAGAAACACTACGAAAATACTTAAATAGAATGCTAAAAAGTAAGGGTGCTACACTCACCTCAGAAAAGAAGAAAGCTTCTAAGTATACCTCTATCTCTGCTGCTAAGAAAGCAGGTTCTCTTTACTATACAGATAAAAATGGTAAGGTTATGGCTGCTGTATTTGCTACAGACTTAAAAGATACAAACTCTTTACCAAAGAAACCTATTAGACCAAAATCAAGACCTCCAACTAGATTAATACCTACAACTGGTGGTGGTCGAGGTGACGGTGAAGCAGAAGTTAAAAAACGTAGGACTGATATTGAGTCACCAACTAGTGCAGCAAGACGCCGTAAACAATCTAGAGAAGGCTCTATGACTTTAGCCGAAATGAGAGCAGCTGGTCTTAGAGCGCCTAAGTTGTCTCCAAAAGGAAAAGAAGCACAAAATAAAATTGATTCTGCAAAAGCTGGTGATGAGGCAGCTAAAGCTTCTCGTGCTAAACGATATACAAAAGATCAATGGAAAAGTATGTCAGCTGAAAGACGTAATGAGCTTGGGTTACCTAGGTCTTCAACAGGTGTTATATTTAAAGTAAAAAGACCTGTACAACCTCCTAATGCTCAAATACCACGTAGAGGCCCAAACGCTTAAAAGTTAAAGTAATCAACCCTGCTGTATAAACATAGCGGGGTTGCATTATTGTCTGTAGTGTGGTATAACAGTTATGATATAACTAATCTCTATTAGCATACGCAATAATGCGTAGCACATTTGGAGATTAGATTATGAAAACTTTCTTTACTAAACTGTTGGCCTCTTTCGCATTATACCAGCAGCGCCGTGCAAACTTTTGGTTATTGACTCACCTTAGCGACCATAATCTAAAAGATATGGGTATTACTCGTGGTGAGATTAGACAGAAAATCTATGGCAACAAATCTTAATTTAAGGACTACAGCTAATGGTACGTCAATTAACAGATAAGCAACAAAAGTTCTTAGACGTTCTCTTTGACGAAGCTCAAGGTGACCCAGTTAGAGCAGTAAAGCTCTCTGGGTACGCTGATGGCACGTCTGCTTCTTCTGTTACAGGATCTTTAATTGATGAGATTGCAGAACTAACTAAGAAGTTCATTGCACAATCCTCAACTAAGGCTGCTTATACTATGTTTAGTGTAATGGCAGACCCTACAGACCTAGGCGTTAAAGAAAAAATGCTTGCAGCTAAAGATATACTAGATCGTGCAGGCTTTACTAAGACAGACAGGGTAGAAGTGAAGACCTCCGAACCCCTCTTCATTCTACCATCAAAGGAGTCTGATGAGTAAGAGAGCAAGCAAAGCAGAATATCCAGATAAGGTAGAGTGGAGGATACCTTTGAGAGGAGAGATGGGAGATTGGTATCCCATTATAAGAGTAGGACGACACATACCCTTTGGTTATAAGCAAGACGAGGAAGATCCAGACCTTCTTATTCCAATTCCAGAAGAACTAGAACTTCTAGAAAAAGCAAAACTCTTTCTTAATGAATACAGTGTTCGACAAGTAGCCCAGTGGTTATCTAAAGAATCTGGTAGAAAGATCTCACATGTAGGGTTATACAAACGTGTCCGAATCGAAGAAAAAAGGCGCAGGTCGTCCAACAACAGTAGGCAGTATGCCAGGCGGTACAAAGAGGCAGCAGCCAAAGCGGAGAAAATCGAAAAGCAACGTATCGGAGGTAGGGCTACAAGAACTATCGAAGGACATCAAAACTGGGAAGACGTCAACCCATGGGTTAAAGACGACGATTCCAGCGACAGTTAAGCCAGCGCCTTTCGATGTTGAAGCTGCACAAGAAATTATCTTTGAGCCTAATGCAGGGCCACAGACTAAGTTCCTAAGTGCCACCGAACAAGAAGTTCTGTATGGTGGGGCAGCTGGTGGTGGAAAATCGTATGCCATGATTGCTGATCCTGTTCGTTATTTAAACAACCCTAATGCTAGAATGCTTTTAGTTCGACGTAGTACAGAAGAACTAAGGGAATTAATCTCAGTCTCCAAGCAATTATATCCTAGAGCAATCCCTGGTATTAAGTTTATGGAGAGAGACAAAACATGGGTATCGCCTAGTGGAGCTACACTATGGATGTCATACTTAGACCGTGACGATGACGTTATGAGATACCAAGGTCAGGCTTTTAATTGGATTGGCTTTGATGAGTTGACGCAGTGGGACTCAAGTTATGCGTGGACATATATGCGCTCAAGATTACGTACGACCAAGGCATCAGGGTTACCTCTCTACATGAGGGCAACAAGTAACCCAGGTGGTCCAGGACACCAGTGGGTTAAGCGCACGTTTATTGACCCAGCTGAACCAGGAAAACCGTACTGGGCTACAGACACAGAAGGTGAAACAATATGTTGGCCTAAGGGACATACTAGAGAAGGTGAACCACTCTTTAGAAGAAAGTTTATCCCTGCTACTTTATTTGATAACCCATACCTTTCAGACGATGGTATGTACGAAGCTAACTTACTCTCTCTACCTGAGCACCAAAGAAGACAATTACTAGAAGGTGACTGGGATATTAACGAGGGAGCAGCCTTTCCTGAATTTAACAGAAGGATACACGTAGTAGATCCCTACGATATACCACACAACTGGCCAAGGTTTAGGGCATGTGACTACGGTTACGGATCTTACACTGGGGTTGTTTGGATTGCAGTAGCACCAGATGAACAATTGATTGTGTATAGAGAGTTATACGTATCTAAAGTTTTAGCTACAGACTTAGCTGACATCATTTTAGACCTTGAAACAGGAGACAAAATAAAGTACGGTGTTCTCGACAGTTCTTTGTGGCACAAGCGTGGTGACACAGGGCCAAGCCTAGCTGAGTCAATGATTATAAAGGGATGCCACTGGCGTCCATCTGATAGATCTAAAGGCTCTCGTGTTGCAGGCAAGAACGAAATACACAGACGACTACAAGTTGATGAGTTTACGGAGGGACCAAGGATGGTCTTCTTCAGTAACTGCACTAACACAATAGCCCAGTTGCCCTCCATTCCTCTAGATAAGAATAACCCAGAGGACGTAGATACTAAATCAGAAGACCACCTCTACGATGCTTTACGTTATGGAGTTATGACAAGACCAAGGAGTAATCTGTTTGATTTTGATTCAGTTGATCAAAGAACAGGATTCCAAGCAGCTGACCCTCAATTTGGATATTAGACTAAGGATCTACTATGGAAGAAGATGACATCTTGAACGAAGAAGTATACATGGATGACGCAGAAGTGTCCTTTATAGAAGATTCAGAAGAAGGAATGGGTTCAGACGAGCCTGTAGGTTCTATTGTAGCATACGTTCAAGAACGCTTCTATAAAGCTGAGACTGCTCGTTACACTGAGGAGCAACGTTGGATTAAAGCTTATCGTAACTACAGAGGAATTTACGGTCCAGACGTTAGTTTTACTTCAACTGAGAAGTCTAAAGTATTTGTTAAAGTAACTAAGACTAAAGTTCTTGCTGCTTATGGACAGATTGTAGAAGTACTCTTTGGAGCTAACAAGTTTCCAATAAGCATTAATCCTACTGTACTTCCTGATGGCGTCCTTGAAGCTGTTCATATTGAGTCAGATGAAAACATTAAGAAGATGGAGTCTAGCGGTCCTGTTGGTGTACCCTCCTTAAATCCTGGAGAAACCTTCCCTGACTTCCAAGAGCGTTTAGCTGGTCTTAAAGGTAAACTTGAGCCTTTAGGTGACAAAGTTAAAGTAGGTGAAGGCGGATCTCCTACTCAAATTAACTTTCACCCATCTATGATCGCAGCTAAGAAAATGGAAAAGAAGATACATGATCAGCTAGAAGAGTCTAATGCACGTAAAGAACTACGTACAACAGCCTTTGAGTGTGCATTGTTTGGCACAGGTATTATGAAAGGTCCATTTGCAGTAGACAAAGAATATCCTAACTGGACAGAAGAGGGTGACTACGAACCAATCATCAAGACTGTACCTAAGTGTTCCTCTGTTTCTACATGGAACTTTTATCCAGACCCTGACGCAATCAATATGGATGACGCAGAGTACGTTGTTGAACGCCATAAGATGTCTCGCACACAAATTCGTGCGCTTAAAAAACGGCCCTTCTTTCGTGCAAATGCTATAGATACAGCTGTAAACATGGGTGAGTCCTACACAAAGGAGTGGTGGGAGCAGATTATGGAGGACGAGGCTAACGAATCCAAAGCGGAACGTTACCAAGTACTTGAGTTCTGGGGTAACTTAGACATAGAATTACTTAAGGATCAGAATGTAGATATACCTAAAGAGGTAGAAGACTACGATCAAGTGTCTGTTAATATCTGGACATGTAACAATCAAGTACTTCGTCTTGTACTCAACCCATTTACTCCTTCTTACATTCCCTACTATTCCGTACCTTATGAGGTAAACCCATACAGCTTGTTTGGTGTAGGTATAGCTGAGAACATGGATGACACCCAGACACTCATGAATGGCTTTATGCGTATGGCGGTGGACAATGCTGCTCTATCTGGTAACCTTATTATTGAAGTAGACGAGACTAACCTAGTTCCAGGCCAAGACCTATCTGTGTACCCAGGAAAAGTCTTTAGGAGACAAGGGGGTGCACCAGGACAAGCCATCTATGGCACCAAGTTTCCCAACGTATCTAATGAGAACATGCAACTCTTTGACAAGGCAAGAGTACTCGCTGACGAGAGTACAGGCTTTCCTTCCTTTGCTCACGGTCAAACAGGCGTGTCAGGTGTAGGTCGTACTGCTTCTGGTATCTCTATGCTTATGTCTGCTGCTAACGGTAGTATTCGTAACGTAGTTAAAAACGTAGACGACTATCTCCTAAGCCCTATGGGAAAAGCTTTCTTTAACTTTAATATGCAGTTTGACTTTGATCAAGACATCAAGGGTGATTTAGAAGTTAAAGCACAAGGCACTGAGTCCTTGATGGCTAATGAAGTAAGGTCACAACGCCTAATGCAATTCTTGCAGGTAGCACAAAACCCAGCCTTGGCTCCTTTTGCTAAGATGGACTACATCATACGTGAAATTGCTAAGTCTATGGACCTTGATCCAGACAAAGTAGTTAATTCAATGTCTGATGCTAAACTACAGGCAGAGTTGTTTAAAGACTTTAGAGCACAAAACCCTGAGCCTGAGGCACCACAAGGCGGTGTACCACCACAGGCAGGCCCTCAGGGAGCACCAGCAGGCACAGGAGTACAGGATACGTCTGGGGCTGGAGGTGGAACCATAGGAACTGGAACAGCACCTCAGCCAGGAGAACAGGGCTTCTCAGGTAACACAGGTGAAGGTGCAGCATGAATAATCTAAAACCCTTAGTTAATGATAAGCCTCTTTGGGACTCTTTTCTACAAGAGTTAGACAATAGACTTGATGATATACATAGGGCTATGGAGCAGACTGACAGTACAAACTCTTTGTATCGGCTACAAGGTCAGACTATTGCTATCCGTAAACTAAAGCAGCTTAGGGAATATGTGAATGCCTGATCCATCTTTAAAACCACCAGTTAATACTGGTGAAAAAACAATCTCTGGTAGAACTATCTGGAATGATCCAGAGACAGGGAAAGATTACTCTGAACGTTCTACAACATTTGAGATTGATGGTAAGTATTACACGATGCCAACTGTATCTGAGGATGGTATTCAGTATACAGACGATCAAATACGAACCTATGTTAAACAAAATGGACCTATAGACTATCTTACTGGTGAAGAACTTCCAGAGTTTAGAAATAGGAAAGATGCTATAGAGTACGCTATTAGCAGATCAAGCACTAGGAAAAAACCAAAGGCAGGTATGGCTGAAGGCGGCTCAGTAGAAGAGCAAACGGCTACTAAGCCTACAAAAAACTTCAATGAAGGTGGAGCAGTACCAATGAAGAACCAAATGAGAATGTTTGCAGAGGGTGGCCTGAGTGAAGAAGGCGGTATAGCTGACGATGGTATGAGCCGTGACCCCGTATCAGGTAACGAAATACCACCAGGTTCTTTAGCTAGCGAAGTACGAGACGATGTTCCAGCCCAGTTGTCTGAAGGTGAGTATGTAGTACCTGCTGATGTTGTCCGTTTCTTTGGTGTAAGATTCTTTGAAGATTTACGTATGACAGCAAAACAAGGCTTGCAACAGATGGAGCAAGATGGTAGAATTGGTGGAGAACCTGTCGAGAGTAACGAAGATCAGACTAGTGAAGACCTATCCCCAGACGAACAAGCTCTACTAGAAAGAGTTATGTCTATGGAGCAAGCTCCTCAACCAGAAGGAATGGCTGAAGGAGGTGTAATAAAAGCTGCTTACGGAGTATCAGTAGCTCCAGGATCAGGTTTAACAGAAGATATTCCAATATACACAGGTAATCCAATCGACACAACTAGTACTAGTACTCCTGCTGAAGATGATGGTATAAGTAAAGTTTTTTATATTCACCCAGATGGAAGACGTATCGAAGTTCTTACGCTTGACGGTGATCCAATTGAAGATGTTCCAAAAGACTTTGATACTTTCTTTACTGACACTCCTCAAAATAGAATCTTAATTAATTTTAAAGTAAAAAAGGCAGTTAATAAGAATAGTGTAGATTCAACAGATAATGTTCAAACCAGTGTTGCTTCTAGTGCAGATACTGACACTGATTACCCATACGGCTCTATTGATGAACAAGGGAACGAAGATTACTACCAGCAAGGTGGTGAGACTGAAGCAACTGTAACTGTGCAAGATTTGATCGATGGCACTGATACTGGAAAACGTCAATATAAAAGTATTGGAATTAATGGGGTTGATCCCCTAGCTGGTGCTAAAGCTGCTCTAGCTACAGGATCAAAGTACAACCTTGATTTTGTTCAGGGTATCGGGAACGCGAAAGTTTTAGCTTTTGGAGCTGCCATGAATACACGTATTCAAACTCTTGCTCTATCAAGGGCTTATGCTAATGGACTTCACGCTGAAGACATGGCTAAAAACGGACCAGAAGAAACTCGTACTAAGTTTGCAGAAATGTCTAAAGCAATTAATGAGCAGATAGAAGAATATACGAAAAAAACAAGTTCTCCTCTTTCTGATTTTACAGTAGCTCTTGGTAAAATATTTGTCAAGCCAGGACTAAATAGATTTAAAAGATTTAAGGCAGCAGGTGGTACAAATTCTAAATCTTCACCAACATATAAACCTATTGAAGCTGAAAAATTTGATAATGATAAGGATAGTATCTTCTACAAGGTTAGCAAAGAAGAAAGAAAAAGAATAGAAAAAAATGACAAAGAAAATAGAGAAAAAGAAGAGAAAAGGTTACAGGCCGATGCCGTAGAAAGTGGTAGAAGAGCACGAACACTTCGTCGAGCTACTAAAGCTGAAGCTGAAGCAGTCAGAAAAGCTGGAGGTCACAGTTCAGGACCAATCAACGAGCCTGGCTCTTATGGTGGCGCTGGCAGTGTTACTAATGCTAGTGGACAAGGTGTTTCTCCTAGTGGTGATCAAGGTACTGGTTATGGTGGACAAAGTTCTAGTGCTGGACAAATGACTACCCCCTCTTATACGCCTTCTAATAACAACTTAATACAAAAACAAAAGACGAACAAGCTCTTAAAAGCTGCTGCTAAAGCTGGTGCTGGTACAGAAAACATTGCTCAAAATAAACTTAACACTGTTGTAAGTCAAGCACGATCAATGAACCTTAAAAGTAAGCTAGCCAATAAACAACCACTTACACCTCAAGAACAGACTGCGTATAACAAAGCTATAGGTTCAGGTCTTAGTTGGATGTTTCAAGACTAATATACGTGTATCAAACTTTAGCCAACATTTTTACTCCCTTCGATGATGAGGAATATGAAGGTGGCATCAAAAAAAAGATTACACGTAATAAAGGTGGGCTAATAACTCGTCCTAATAAGTTAACCAAGAAGAAAAAGTAAATACTAGTAACGATAAGGCTACCCAGCAATAATGCTGGCCCCAACATAAGGACTAACTAAATGACTGAACTAAATACAATTGAGACACCTAAGTCTGCAGGGTTTGTAGACCGTGGGTTTAACCAGAGTAGAAAACGTGCGTCTATGGAAGCTGAAGAAAAAGAGATTGCAAAATTAGAAGCAGAGCAACGTGGTGAAACTCTTGAAAAGGATGTTGAAGTAGAAGCCGTTGCGGAGACTGAAGAAGTAGAAGACGATTCTAAACTAAGTGGTGAAGAGAAATCTTTTAAGAAACGTTATGGTGATCTTCGTCGTCACATGGCTGACAAAGAAAAAGACTGGAATGAACGTTTTGAAAACCTAGAGAAATCTAGTACAAATATTGTACCTCCCAAATCAGATGAAGACATTGAACAGTGGGCTTCAGATTATCCTGATATTGCTGGGATTGTTGAGACTATTGCATCTAAGAAAGCTCAAGAACTATTTAGTAAAGCTGACTCTCGTCTTCAAAAACTAGATGAGATGCATGATGCTACCGTCCGTAAGTCAGCAGAATCAACTATTATACAATCGCACTCCGACTTTATAGAGATTAGAGAGTCAGACGACTTTCATGAATGGGCAGACGAACAACCTAAGTGGGTTCAAGATGCAGTCTATGAGAACGCTGATGACCCTCGCTCTGTAGTTAGAGTTCTTGACCTATACAAGGGCGATAAGGGATTAACTAAAGAAGCTAAGAAAGCTGGCAATAAAGCAGCAGCTTCTGTAGTTAGTAGAACTTCAAAAACTAAAGTAGACGCTGATGAGACAAACGGACAATTCCGTGAGTCTGATGTAGCGAAGATGTCTAGTAAAGAGTTTGAAGAAAACATGGACGCAATCAACGCTGCTATGCGTAGTCAAAAGTTTGTCTATGATATTTCTGGGAGTGCACGTTAACTATTGACATCTGTACAAATAGAAGTATAACTAAGAACAGATTACAATGAGCCTCCCTCTGTGGACTACCTCGTACTCTGTTTCCCCATAAAACTGAAAAACAAACAAGAACTACCTGAACAAGTAAAGGCCCAAGTTTTATTGGTTGGCCGACTAATATTAACTTGCACCCTAGAAAAACTTTCAGCCTCTTCGTACTGTCGTTTAGTTCATTGAGTCGAGATGCACAGCAACTGACTCTCATTTGAGATGTGTATCTCATTCCCTAAAGCCAAACACTTAACAGGAGGATTTATTCCATGGCTTTTACAACCGCAACGGGTTATGGCAATTTACCAAATGGTAACTTCAGCCCCGTAATTTATTCTAAAAAAGTACAACTTGCTTTTCGTAAGGCAACAGTAGTTGGTGACATTACCAATTCAGATTATTTTGGTGAAATTTCATCTCAGGGTGATACCGTCAAGATTATAAAAGAACCTGAGATCTCTGTATCAGCTTATGCCCGTGGCACAAATGTCACAGCACAAGATTTAGAGGATGCCGATTTTTCCTTAACCATTGATAAAGCTAACTATTTTGCTTTCAAGATGGACGATATTGAAGAGGCTCATTCACACATTAATTTCATGGATCTTGCAACTAACCGTGCTGCGTACCGTCTTGCTGACCAACATGACCAAGAAGTTCTTGGTTACCTCGCTGGTTATAAGCAGGGTTCTTTGCATAGCAAAGCTGACGCTTTGAACACTGCAGTCAATGGCTCCAAAGCTCTTGATTCTGCAGGTGCAAACGAATTGCTTGCAACTATGCAGCTTCACAAAGGTGACTTTGGTAACATCACTACTACTTCTGCTGGCACTCACTCAATTCCTGTGACTGCACGTATGCCTGGTGCTACCTCGCTACCAACAGCTACTGTTTCCCCTGCGATGATTATTTCACGCATGAAACGTTTGCTAGATCAACAGCAGGTTGACTCGCAAGGTAGATGGCTGGTTGTAGATCCAGTATTCATGGAAATCCTCGCAGACGAAGATTCCAGATTTATGAATGCTGACTTCGGTGAATCAGGTGGTCTTCGCAATGGTTTGTCCATTAACAACTTCCACGGCTTTCGTGTATATTCCTCTTCCAATTTGCCAGCACTAGGCACTGGAGCAGGTACATCAGGTACAGCTAACCAGTTGACAAACTTCGGTGTTATCGTAGCTGGTCATGATTCTGCTGTAGCAACAGCTGAGCAAATCAACAAGACAGAAACATATCGTGACCCTGACAGCTTTGCTGACATTGTTCGTGGTATGCATCTATACGGTAGGAAGATTCTTCGTCCAGAAGCAATCGTCACTGCTCGTTATAACGCAGCATAGAGGGGATATAAACTATGGCTACTTTTGATATGACTCTCAGTACTACTGCTGGTGTTGGGGCAAACGTTCTTGCTACCCCAACAGTTGTTGGTAATACTGTACGAACAGTTGAAGCAATTTTAGATATTGATGCTATGATTGCTGCAGGTGCTACCATTGCTAATGGTGACATTTTTCAACTACTTGAAATCCCTTCACAGTCAGTTCTTCTGACTGCTGGTGCGGAAATCATGAAGTCTTTTACTGCAAGTTGTACTTGTAATATTGACTTTGCTGGTGGTGATGACATCATTGACGGTGCTGCACTTGACGATGCTGCTGGTACATACCTTGTACTTGGTACTAACGGTGAGACTAATGTTATTAATACTGCAGCTGCCTCTACTTATGCTGCTGCTGCATTAGCTC